GTAAAACTATTCGTGAACTTGAGAAAAACCGTACCGATTACCAGTTTAATATGGCTAAAGCTCAAACAGCAGCCGATGAAGGTAACGATGAGTTGTCCCTTAAATATAAAACATTGGCCGAGCAATCTGCGTACCATTCTGGTTTATTAGCTGTTGAAAGAACAAAAGCTGGCGCGTATGCAAACAGTGTTGGTACTAAGCAAGACGCGGCAGATCAGCGACGCGAATCTTCTATTATGGGTATTGCTAAGGGCTTGCTTGAGAAAAACATGAAGTATAATATGCCTAACACTAGCCCAGCTGATAGACAGGCTATGGAACAAGCAGCTATTGATTCTGCAGTAAATATGTATAAGAGCTCTCAGTCCGCCATAAACGGTAAGGCTGAAATAGGTAGTGGATATTCGATGTCAGATATTGATGCTGCCATCGCGCGAAAGCAAAAGCAGTCATAACTTACAATTTAGAAAGCTTTACCCATGGATTTGGATAAACTGTCGCTTGACGACCTGAAGGCCCTACGCAATAACAATCTAGACGGAATGTCGGTTGAAGGCCTCCAGTATCTAAAATCCACTCGCGCTCCCGCCCCATCTGGCCCTGAAATTAAACCCGACACCGGGTTTACAGGCGCTTTAAAATCTAGCGCAGAACAAATTCAAGCTGACTGGGAACGCCTTAAAGGTAAAGTTGGTGTTAAATCCACCGAAGAAGCTGAAGCCGAAGCTAAGAAGCACGAAGAAAAAGCAGCTAAAGTATTTAAGCCAACCGAAGAAGGTTGGACTGAAGCCCCTTGGCAAAAACTTAAAGAAACAGCCGGTGGTTCATTGCCTTATATGGTGGCCCCTGTTGCTGCTGGCGCTCTTGCTGGTGCAGCTCCTGTTGCTGGAGCTCTTGGTCTGGGTACTACTCTAGCCGCTGGGTTAGGTGCTGGAGCGGCTTCCGCTACTCAGTTTACCGGCTCTAACTTATCTCGTCAGGTTCAAGAAGGCAAGTCTTTACAAGACGCTAGCCTTACACAGGCGGCAATGGCTGCTATTCCTCAAGCTGCGTTAGATGTAGTTGGCTTAAAGTATGTTCCCGGTATCCAAAAAATATTCCGTTCAATTGGGCAAGACATTACCGAAGAAGCAGCCAAGAAGATGCTGCAACAAGGCACACTTAGAACTGCGGGGCAGTACATCGCCGGCGGTGCAAAGATTTCCGGTATTGAAGGCGCTACAGAAGCTGGACAACAATTCTTCGAGCGTTTACAAGCCGGCCTGAACATAGCGGACCCCGAAGCCCGTAAAGAATACCTTGATAACTTTGTTGGTGGCGCTGCATTAGGCGCAGTAGCTGCTCCATTTGGCGTACATGGGACTCGTGCTGATGCTAGAAATGTATTGGATAAAGCCCAAGCAGGTCGGGACGAGCAAGCTCGCAAAGACCAAGAAACCTTAGATTTACAAAATCAAGAAACACAAGCTGCCCAAAAAGAAATGCAAGACATGGCCCCTAAAGGGCCTACAGAAGTAGAAGCTGAGCAAAGTCGAATTCGTTTAGACCGTTCCGCGGCGCAAATTACTGACCAAAAACGTGTATTAGAAACTAAACTTGATGAGCTACGTACACAAGCTAGTCAAGAAACAGACTTAGGTAAGCTAGAAGCAATAACTACCGAAGCGCAAAAGTATCATAGCGCTTTAGACGACCTTGACCCAGATAAAGTCAAAAGTCAAATGCAAACGCTTCACAAAGAAAGGCAGGCGCTGCGTAAGCAACTTACCAAAGTCAAAGATGACCCAGATGCGGCCACAGAAATTCAAGCTAGCATTGACAAAAACACAGCCCAGTTTGACACATTAGCTGAGCGCTTTGACGCAATTGAACACGCTAATAAAAAGACTGCAACGGCAGAAAAAATTGATTCTGATTTAGCTAAAAAGCAAAAAGAATTAGATAAAGCTAAGGAAACTGGCGATTTGCAATCAATGGGTAAAATCCTTGCTTCAATGAAGGCGCTGCAAGAACAGCACCCCGGCGATGTAACTAAACAACCCTCCCTGTTTGAAGGCGAAGGTGAATCCGCTGTTTATCCTGAATACCAAAAACGTCTTGCGCAAGAACAACGCGATCGTGAAACTAAGTCGCAAGAAGTCTTAGACCAAGAAGCTATTCAAAATGCACAGCAACAAGAAATTAAACAGTCTACTGGTGAAGCTCCACGCCTTGGCAAGTACAAAGAGGAAATGACGTCGGATGAATATACCGACTTACTGGCGCATAAACTGGTAGACCTACACACCCGTCCTGATACGCATATTCCTGCCCCTTTAAGCCCTGCGCAAAAAGCCGCCGAAACTAAACGTGTAAATGCTATCAATGCTGCTAAAGTTGAGTTTGAAGCAAAAGCGCAAGACTACCAAAACCTTGTAAACCAAGCGGACGAATTGGGCCGTGGTGAGAAAGGCCCGGGTACTGAGATTTATACTGCCAGGGGTGATGTAGCCGCGCTAGGCAAAAAACTAGATGCCGCTAAGAAAGCGATGTGGGAAGCTAAAGGCAAAATGATTGCCGCTATTCCCGAAGGTACAAAAACTACTATTGAATCTGGCCGTGCTAGCGCTGCAGCACAAGATGTACACTTGTTAGACCTTACAGACACTATAGATAGTATGCGTAAGGGTGAATGGTTTGGTGGTCCAAACCCAAGAATGGCGGAAGGCTTTTTACACAGTTTAGCAACTAAAGCACGGTCGGCCCTTGATAAATATGTACAGGCTACAGTAAGCCACATTAACTACGCACGTTTAGAAAAAGGTCTAGACCGTCTTTCTGAACCGCAAAAAGAAGACATTGTTAAACAGCTTGATGGCTTGATGTTGAACAAAATTCAACGGGCTGTTGGTAAGAAAGCTACTGAATTAAAAGAAACTGAAGTTGGAAGTGGGCATGTAAAAGCTGCATTAGAAAAAGTTGGCTTTAGATTTAAAGAAGGCGAGATTGAAACAGGATTTCACCGTAACGAATACAAAGATGTACAAAAGTTTGCCGAAAAACTTAAAAATAAATACACCAATAAAGGTGTAAAAGAAGTTGGCACACTACAACGTATAACTCCTGAAGCGGCTAGCCGTTACGCGGTTCAAAATGTTCTTACTAAAAAGCAAGCTGAAAAGAATGCAGCTAAAGCAAAAGCTGTTCCCGCAAAAACAACGCAAGAGCGCACAAAAGAAACCGAACAAGAAGCAGCTCAGCAAACAGGATTAGGTTTAAGTGGTAAAAAACAAGGATTTGAAGTTGCAGAAAAACTACAAGCTGCACTGCCACACCAAGGGCCTAAAGTAGAGGCTGCGTTTAATTTTGCTAAGCAATACTTAAAAGAATGGAATGCTCGTAAGAGCATGGTACTGAATGAGAAACAACGTATGGCGCTTAAAGAAGCGCGTAAAAAGTATGTAGAGTCTCGTGCTAAATTAAATCAACAGTTCATAAATAGCCGTGTTCACCCCCGTATCGCCAAAATAATGAATTGGATGGTTACTGCTGATGAAAAAACTCCGCGCTATAGAAAAGCCCAGAATATCATTATTGGTATGGAAGGGAAGATGCAACAACAGGTGTTTGCTAAGACACCTGCAAAACGTATAGAAGAAATTGCGCCAGCTAAGAAAGAAGAGCAAGAAAAATTAACTGAAAAAGAACAGCAACTTCGAGAAGACCTTGGCTATAAAGACCTTGAAAAAGAAGAAGCCGGTGAAGAGGTTGGGCGTATTTCAGAAATTGGCTTGGCTAAAATTCGCAAGACCATGCAAGAACGTGTGGACTTTATTACCAAACGCTTGGAATCGCAAAAAGCCCCAGTTAAAGACCGTGAAGGTTTGGTAAAAGAAAAAGATAAATTGATGTCGCAAATTAAAGCGACCGATCAAGTAATTAACGCTCGCCGTATTGGTATGATTGTTGGCCAAGCACAAGAAGAGCAAGGTTCTAAACGCTATAAAGCCTCTAAGACTGAAAAGAAAATGGTTAAAGAGGGTAAGCTTGAAGAAAAAGGTGTTACGCCTCTTGCTTATGAAATGGTATTACAGGCATATAACGAGAACGCAAAGACTGCAGCCCCAAAAGTTGAATTTAATAATAAGATCCATACACTTGCTACTGTTGAGTTACGCCTTGACCGGGGCACTAACTTAACGGCGCAACGCCGGAAACAGTTAGAAAAGCTAAAAAATAAACTTCGTAAAGAATTGGGAAATTTAGCTGATGCCGCTGAGGGAGAACAAGTAAGCGCTGAAGACGAAGCAAAAGAACTTGGTGTTGATCCGGAAGCATATAAACGTTTGCTTCGCGCTATGGATATTGGGTTTAAACCACGAGTTGGTGAAGGAAGATCTTCCGGCATTCAGATGTTGCGCTCTGCAGCTCAGGCTGTAGTTGATAAGCTCAAGATACCAAAAGGTTTAAATGTAACTGTTATTCAAGACCTTTCTTCAACAATGAAACAGTATATTCGCGAGCGTGGATATAACCCCGATTTAACTAAAGGTTTCGTTACTGAAAATGGCGATGTAGTTATCGTAGCCGCCAATCACAAAACAACTAACGAAATTGCTGAAACTTTAGCGCACGAAATTACAGGGCACTTAGGAGTCGAAGCTGTTCTTGGTAAAGAAGGAATGGCCGCTTTAGTTAAAAAAATCACCACCCAAAAAGGCGGTGTAATGGCTTTAGCTGATAAATTAGGTGTTGGTGATGACGCCCATGCAGCATACACGGCTGCTTTAGATTCTGGCCAAACAAAAGATGAAGCTTTAGAAGCCGCTGTGCATGAAATGATTGCGCATACAGCTGAAAAACACCCAAGCAAAGATTGGGTTGGTAAGGCTAATGAATGGATTAAAGCTTTAGTTGGTGAATTTAGAGCCGCTTTACGGCGCATGGGTATCAAGCTAGATACAAATACATCTGATGTATACAAACTGCTTCGTGAAGCCCGCCGTGATTTTAAAGAAGTAAATCCAGGCGCTTATAAAGAAGCTAATGGTAATATCCAATTTAGCAGTAAGCCAAGCTATAACAGTAAGTTTGCAGACTTAGGCGGTGATGTTAGCAAGATTGTTCACGCTAATAAGACTGCTACCGATAAGGTTAAATCTGTAGCTGCAGGCTTTAAAACGCCCAGCAATATAATTAAAACCGGTGGTATATTGTCCCCTGAAAACCTCTTAGCATTACGGACTCGTTACATTGATAGGTTTGCCCCAATAGAAAAAGTGGCTGAGCAACTAACTGCAAAACTTAAGAGCTCCCTTGAAGGCACACAGTTAATGTACTACCTGCGTATGTTTGATCAAGGAATTAACTGGGTTGCTCAAACCGCTGCGCATGGCCCAATGAGTATCATTGAAAAGAAACGCAAAGACGGAAAAGTAGAGCGCATAGTTGAGACCAAAGAGGGTGCAAGCCTTCTCAAAGTATCTCAGGCCCTTAAAGAAGCCGATGTAGGTGACGCTAATGCGGCCAACCAGCTATTTACATTCTACTTAGCAGCTAAACGTGCGGCAAATAAAGGTTTAGATACGCTTAATTTTGGCCCAGAAGTTACTCAAGACATGCTTGATAAGGTGATGGACCGCATTAATTCTGACGCTAAAACCAAAGCAGCGTTTGAAAAAGCGGCTGGTATCTATAATGAATACAACCGTGGTCTTGTGGAGTTTGGTGTTCAGACCGGTCGATTCTCCAAGGAAGAAGCTGCAAAACTTTTAAAAGAAAATGATTATGTTCCGTTCTACAGAATCGATAAGAATGGCGACATTGCTTTGGACATTGGCGGAGCTACCCCAATTCATATTGGTAACATTAAAAACCAGCCCTATTTACACGAATTAGCTGGCGATAATAAGCCTATTCTAGATGTCTTTACTAGTGCCCTGCAAAATACACGTATGCTAACCGATATGTCTTTGCGTAACTTGGCTACTAGAAACGTGGCATTTAGCTTGCAGGAGTTGGGGCTACTTAAAGTTAAAAAATCTCGTGCCGGTAAAGAGTTTGGTTCAGGAATTTATCCTGGCAAAATGGAAGCTGGGCCGGACGTTATTCATTTTAAAATTGATGGCGTAGACCATCATGCTATTGTTGATACTGAGTCGATTGGTATTCCAGCAGAGTTGCTGGTTAAAGGAATGGATGGGGTACAAACTTCTATCCCCAACTTGGTTAAGGTCGCCGGTTACCCTGCTAGGTTACTGCGTTCATTTATTACCCGTAACCCAGCTTATGCTGTACGCCAGATTGCGCGCGATTCATTATCCAACGCTTTTGTAACAGGGTCTAATTCAGTTCCTATCATAGACAACTTGAAAGAGTTAGGTTCTATGCTAAAGGGCGTAAACGAAGGTGAGTTATTACTTAGAAGCCGCGGTATTTTAGGTGGCCAAGTTCTTGGTAATGCTTCTGATGCCATGCAAAAAGCTATGCTGCAAATCATTGATGGCAAGCCGGGCTGGGAAAAAGCTATGGCTTATCTAGACCACGTAGCTATGATGGGCGATGCATCCTCCCGTATAACTTCTTACAACAGTTTTATTAAGCAAGGGCTGTCCGATATGGAAGCTACCTTAGCTGCTCTCGAGGCAATGAACTTTAGTAAGAAGGGTACTTCGCCTAGCTTGTACTTGCTAAACCAAATGGTTCCATTCTTAAACGCGCAGATTCAAGGTATGGATGTTCTTTACAAAGCATTTGCTGGCAAGATGCCGTTTGCTGACAAGCTAGATATTAAGAAAAAGATTTGGCAACGAGGCGCTATGATGGCTGCATTTACTATGGCATATACAGCTATGTCGTACGATGATGACGACTATAAGAACGCTACGGCATCTGAGCGTATTGGTAACTGGTTCATTAAAGTGCCAGGAATTGACGAAAAAGTTAAAGTACCTATTCCATTTGAAGTCGGTGGTATTTTTAAAATGCTTCCTGAAATGCTCTACTCAACTATGTTTAGAGACAAGAAGTTGGGCGAAGCGGCCTCAGAAACATCTAAGTATGTTGTGGATAATTTCTTACCTTCGTTTACACCGACAGCCATTAAGCCAGTTATTGAACTTGGGTCTAACTACTCATTCTTTACAGGCAAACCGATTGAAAGCCAGCGTCTAATGGAGCTAGCTCCGGGGCAACGTTCGTATGCAAACACACCGGAAGCATTAAAACTACTTGGGGAAGCTACAAATATATCTCCAGTTAAGATGGAGTACATGCTACGTGCATACACAGGTTCATTACCACTAGCTGTTTTATCTTTAGCTAACCCAATTGGAAGTGCAGAAAGGCCTGAAGGGCGCGGTGCTTTAAGTAGTACAAGCCCTGTTATCGGAGCTTTCTTTCAGCCTAAAGATGCAAATGGTCTAGTTGATAAAGCGTACCAGCAAATGCAGGACGTAATCCAAGCGGACCGCACATATAAAAACTATATTGATAGTGGTAGGAATGAAGAAGCAGAAGCATACATAACCAAAGAAGCTGATTTAATTGGTATGGCTAGCTTCTCTGGAGACTTTAGGCATCAAATGGGTACACTAGCTAAACAAGAACGTGCTATTAGATCGATGACTGGTATCAGCGGGGCTGAAAAACGTGCTGCTTTGGATGAACTTAAAGACGCTAAAATTGAGCTATCTAAAGCATTCCTCAGCGCACGCGAGTAAACCACACCCCTATCTTGCCATTCTTGCGCCCTATCTCTGCCTTGGCTTGTACACGGTGGTAAAGGGCGGCTTTTAAACCGTTAACCCTTACCTCCTCAAACTTCAATGTAGGAACAAAGAAGCCCCCTTGTGCGGGGACTTCTAACCACGGAAAATGCACTTTAATCTTCCTCACTTATCACCAATGGGCGCGTGATTCTCATTACATTGACTCGCATCGATGGGCCGCGTGTCTTAGCCAGCATGTCTTTGCGCATGTACGCTATCTTGTAATTAGGCAGTGTTTCAAGCTCCTTCTTCAAGTCAGAGTATCCATAACTCATAGTAGAGCAGTGTTGTTTAAGCAGTTGCTCCTCAATGAAGTAGTCAACGTGCCCCGGGGTCATATCATGCTCAACCCTTCCAGCCACATCTGACCTAGTTAGCGACTGGTCAATTTCATTATGCCCCCCTAGCGTTGCTTTCGTAATACCGTCAATAGCTTTAACCACAACGAATTTACCGTAGCACTCACGGGTGTAAGCGTTAAGAACATCTTCAGCGGAACGGCGGTTGCCTCGTACCGCGGCTCTAGCTTCATTAACCATACCGCGAAGGGTTTCTATAATAGGACGAATAGGTACATCAATAATGCCCGCATATTTTTTGCTCATTAGAATCACTATAGCTACGATGGCGGCATTACCAGCAGTCCAATAACGCTCGTCATCTGATGAATTAAATTCCGCTTTTAACTTCTCACGGGTCTCCTCAAAAACCTTAACTGCGGTTTCTCTGTTCCTAACAATCCAACGAATCAATTCACGACCTACGACACCGTAATTAGACTTTAGAAGATCAACAGTACTGCTCTCCGTTGATGACGCCCATTGAACTTCCTTGGCTGGCTTAACCTCTAGCATCCGTAGCATTTCAGCTTGGGATGTGTGCTTGCGCCCACCCGATAAGAAGTCATAGATGTGAGTGTTGCTTGAAAACAACACCATCAAATTCCATACCGTTGTGTTCAAACGTTCCTTATTGGCGCCTTGTTCCATGCGCTCTTTGCCTTTACCTTGGGTTAAATCCAGTAGGAACTGGGGCAACCACTCGAAAGACTCCCGATTTTTGTTTGTAATCTCATCCATTACAAGCGGTAGGCTATTTAATAAGCCCTGTCTTTGCTGTGCGGCTACGGCTGAAGTTGATTGCGTGACCCTGTAGAGCTCTGGATGACCCCAAAAACTAGCTGCAAGGGCTAAGGCAAGCGATTTACCACGACCTGAACCCGAAGACCCAAGGTGGTAAACAACGCCTCTAAAGCCTGAGAAATGCATTAGGATGGAAGCAGGCCCCACCATACCCATGGTAACAATCTCCCACAGCTCCTTGGCAATGTACATATTGAGCACTTTCTTCCACTCATCTAGCGTACCCATAGGTTTAGTAGCGTAGTTAACGTTAGCCATACCGGGGGTCGGAACGTATAGTTCCTTGCCATCAGGGGAGAAGATGGTGCTGTCGTACACAAACGAATTGTCCTCTTGCCAACCGCAACTATGAGGAACCTTGACCGCCACCTTATTAGAACTGGCATATTCCACACAACCACGGATGTACTCGTATAGGTGGACATCGTTGCCCTTGCCATAGACCGCGATTATATTGTGGCTAGCTAGCATCTTCACAGTCTCATCCTTACTTACTGCCGATTTTTGAGGCATGATGATATCTGAGGTGTGGGTAGGGCGGCAAACAATCATATGAATCAAATGCTCATCGCCATTATCTAGGATATCGACCACAAACAAATCGTAAGGCAGGATCATTACCTGCTTCTTGACCTTTTCTCCGCCTTCTTCTTCAATTACCTTGTCGATAAAGATACCGCCATTAGCCCCATAGCTAAATCCGCGTGGCGGAATTGGGCGCACAATCATTAACTGCTCGGCAGGTTTGTCCGCTGTAGCCGCCTTGGTTTCTACTATGATTTCCTTAGGCTTATTGTCGACCTTAATCTCGCGCCCTAAAGCTAGCGGGTTAGTAATCTTACCGAAGTGTGGGCAACCTTTACATAAACCTGGGTTTGCCTCGTCAAGCTTTAAGCAACTGTAAGGGCCTTTGATTTGGTGCCACTTGGTATTGTGTCGATCCATATCGTAGGGGTGCATGGCGGATAGGGCTTGACCTTCTTCCTCGCCATCTTCGCAGTACTTAGCTATGCTGAGGATACCCCGCCACAAAGGTTCCATGCCGTCATCTTTAGCATGTTCAATGTAGTGGTTTATCTGTTTGCATTTGGGCGCCAAAGTTTTAAAGAACGTGATGCTGTTCTCGACTATCTTGACGTTTGATGCGGAACCTTTTAAGTCTGGACGCTTGCCTGGTAAATCAAATTTAGGCAGCATTTCATGGGAGTCTTCCCCGACTTTTTCCCTGATGACCGTAGACAGTTGTGTAAAGTCAAACGTTACACCGACCACCTTGATGGCAACAGACCGCGGCTTTTCTTGTTTATAGTTTTGGGTGTCAGGCACACGTAGTACCCGAGCGGCATCGCCAGTAACCATAGCGTCAATCCGAAGTCCTTCTTTTTTACAGAGGCGCTTAAGATTTTCTGCTACTGGTTTCCATGTGGATATATCTACTTCGTCAAAGAAAGGCCAGTATACGTGTAGTCCACCGCCACTAGATACGACGTATGGGGTTCCAAGCTGGTCTAACGAAGTTGAAGACAAAAATGTACCCAGTGCCGCCGCAGCCGCCTGCTTATTAGGATAATCCTTTCCTTCACCACAATCAATATCCAAGAATAAAGATTTTATTTTTAATGCGTTTGTGGCTAATCGCTTGCCACTTGTGTTGAATGATGCTAAGGCGTAGAAAGCGTTTAAACCTTCTCCACTAAAGTGTGTAGCGTTGCTATACAGCTCATCAATCGTGTCAACAAAGACATGTTCTTTTTTAGCTGTGCTAAGTTCGCAGGCGCAATATTTACCCGAAGACGGAAGCACAGTCGCTAGGAATTCCTGCGACTTCATAAATGCTCCTTGGGTTAACCGTTAATGCGTTGATTGAATCTTTTTAGTACTTCCTTCTGAAAACTTAACGGCATGCCAGTATCAAGGTAGCGTTCTGCAAAGCTAATTAGTTCTTTGTCGGTTAAGGCAGTTGGCGATATTGCCGATTCTTTTATTTGTTCTGCTTGCATTTTTTCATTGCCTCTTCAACAGTACTGCTTGTTTGTAGTATGCGTAACAAGTTGGTCACGCTCGTTCTGTACGATGGAGTAACTTCGGTTCCAGCGAACCAGTTATAAACCGTCTGTCTTGTTGCGCCTGTGTATTGCGAAATCTGAATTACAGGTAAATTTAATTTAATAGCCCATCGACCTAGCTGATTGCCTAGAGTCTTCTCCGCCTTAGCGGTGGACTGCCTTATTGTTTCTGAGTAAGCCATAGTCTTTTCTTATTTGTAGGGTGGGGAGACAGTCTTTTTAGTCTGAAATCTCTAAGAGCCATAGAGCTGAATAGTGTCAGCCTCCCCGTAAACTTTATCCTGAGCAGGTTGTAAAACAGTTGCCAGACCCATCACAGCAAATAGTACAGATTCGTCCTGTTTGCATATCAGTGTTTGTCATACATCCAGCATAAACAGCGGATGCCGCTAAGACCAGCCCAAGGGCTACGATAATTTTACTCATCGTCTGTATCCCACTCATCAACAACAGAAGCTAAGTCACCAGTTTTCTTCTTTGGTACCGCTGATGGTTTAACTGTAGGCTTACGCTTCTCAGGCTCATCAAACGACTCCGCTTCTTCCTTAGGTGCAGCTAATGCTGGAGCTGCTTTCTTTGTACCTGCACTTTGGGAGACAGACATTGTAACCGCCTGCTTAGCTTCCTTAGACTCGCTCTTTTCCTTGACGCTCTCATACTCTTCCTCAGACAACCAACGCATAGGCTGGAAGAACAACTTAGGTACTGCGGCTTTAGTATCGAAACGCAACCGAGTAACAACAGTCTCGGGGCTAATGCTCTGCGCGGCTAAGAATCTTGCATACGCTTGTAGTGGGCGCTTGTCGCCTTCTTCTTTACCGAAGATTGATGTAGCAGATAGGGTTAACTGCATAACATCGCCAGTTACATCGTTAGACAATACAACCGCAAGACGCTGACTGAAACGACACGCACGGGAATCACCTTGACCGGAGCCTTTGGCATTTTGTGGGCATGACGCGCAGTTACTAGCTTGCGCTTCTTTAGCGGATGCATCGGGTTTTTCACCGTCAGCAGACCAGCAATCGGGGGCCTTAGATGCGCCTTCTTCATAGCTACCAGCGTAATATGTACGGCTGATCTTTGGGGCGGCTTGAACAATCACCACATCAAGATGGCGGTCTTCGATAGCTGCTACCTCATCACTACCTGACATTAAACGAAATACACCGCCTTTAACGGAGATGCGCTTACCAAAATTACCACTGCCACCGCCTGATAAGCTTCTCGCTAATTCAGAAATCTCTACCGTCTTAGCAAATGCTGGTAGTTGGGCGGGGTTAAATGCTGTGAGTTCTTTACTCATTTGTTGCTACTCCTGAAGTTGGCTTAGCTACTGCTTCGCCTGTTTGTAAAAATTCTAAATATGTTGCCGCTACTTCGGTAACTTCATAGGCGCTACCTTCATACATACACTTTGCGGCTGTGTCTAGAGCCATTCTGCGTAGGTCAAGTTCAAGCATGATGTTACGTGCGGCATTTTCTACTGCTTGTTGTTCTGGTGTTAATTGAGCGTCGCTCATGTACTTCTCCTTATTTAGTTGGTTTGCGTACTGATACTGATACTTCGGACATGGAGTTTAAACCCATTGGTACAACGCCAGGGTTTTCATCCAAAAACATTGCCATATTCTTTTGAGCAATTCTCTTTTCAAAAAGATCAAGCGCATCGTGCTCTATCGCAAACGTCTTGAATGAATCCCAGTCGTCTGTGTAGTAGCGCGTCTTTTGCGACAAGATAATAGTGCCTTCATCTGTTCGCACAGATTGAAGACCGAGCGCCACCATCTGATCCTTCATGGCGTTCTTAATTTCTTCCTGCTGCAATTTAAGTTCCTCAAGCTTGGACTCATACTCCGTCGTAAGCTCATTAGTCCTGCTGTATATCTTGCGATATATCTTTGCTAGTTTGTCTAGCGGAATCACTTCGTCTGACATACTTCCTCCTTTGTCAATAATTATACATCAATACAGACAGCTGTACAACCCGATAATGGGTTTTTAAATTTTGCCTATCTCCTCCTTATACAGATTGAGCAGAATGTCATGTCCTTCAACACGCTTTTCTAACTGCGCAAACATCCGCTTTTCTATATCGCTACCTTGTAAGTGTATCACAGTAACATTCGTACTTGTCTGTCCAATACGATCTGCTCGGGCAATACACTGTAGATAGGTTTCTACAGACATAACGGGGCCATAAAATACTACTGTATCCGCGGCTGTAAGCGTTACCCCATGAGAGGCTGACTGGGGTTGAACTACCAGTATACGCGGATTAGGTTCTGTTTGGAACCGTTTAAATATATCGGTACGCTTATTAACCGATACGTCACCATGAATCACCTCTGCCGCCACGTTATGCTTAAGAAGGTACTCGTGGATGGTCTCGATGCTGTGCCTAAAGGGTGCAAATACAATCACCTTTCTGTTGGTTTCTTCCAACACTTCTAGCAAAACATTCAAGCGAGGAGCGCAGTCAAATTCCACGACCTCATGGTTGTCGGTGTATGCCGCACCAGCAGAAATCTGTAGTAGCTTGGATACACCAGCCGCGGCGTTAACTGCCGTGATAGTCTCGCCCGAAGCCTGCATAACCATGCGCTCTTTGAGGAGCTTATAGTACTTGACTTGCTGTGGGGTTAGGGGTATCTCTCGTGTCTCAGTTAGTACTGGTGGTAGGTCTGTACACTCTTCTTTGGTAAACCTAATGGCAGGTTGCAACGCAGCAAATACCGCCTCAGCCGCCCCGCTCTTAGGAACCCATTTGAATTGGGTAAGCTTTTTCATAACCTTATCGCGCCATGCAGTAGCAAACTTTGGTACACCAGTCGGGTTAACTAACTTAGCTAAACCATACGCATCCACAGGCGATTGCGCAGAAGGAGTTCCTGTCATCATCCACAACATTGAATCGGGGTGCAGAATTCTATTAAGGGACTTCCATCGTTTAGTTGATGCGTTCTTGTATGCGTTGGCTTCATCTACTATGACTAAATCAAACCGCCCATCGCGTGCAACTTCCTCGGCAATTAAGTTAAGCCCATCGTAGTTAACGATAACGAACTCATAGTCGCCTTGAACCATCTCAATACGCCGACTAGCCTGAGCATGGTGCGCCGCAATTGCAGACCTATGGATTATGCTGTTAGATATACCGCTTATCCAAGCATCGTGCATGATTGATAAAGGGCACAATATTAAGCAACGTCTGACTTTCTTTAACCGCATCAAGTAATCCGCCGCCCATAAAGCACTAAGCGTCTTACCAGTTCCCGGATCATTAAATACAAACGCTCTTGGGTTAAGTGTTAAGAAGGAGGATGTTTCAACCTGATGCGCAAAGGGTCTATGCCTGCCTGGCCAATCATACCTAGCCGTTATGGGCGAGACTAAATCTTTAACACCTAAGTTTCTTAATACCCTTACTTCCTCTAGACCCCAAAATACTGCCATCTCATATACACCACCATTCTCACCAACTATCTTACTGCGCGGAATAATACTGTACTTATCGGGGTCACGCGTCCTAAATACTAGAGCTTTGTTCTCTACTATTTCCATCTTCGTTTCTCTCTTCTTTTTGGTCGATGTAATCTTTTAGTGTTGTTTGTTTTTTCTTACCAAAGATTGCTTCAAAGTTTTTATCAAACTGTTCTAGTTCTACACCTAATGGGCGAGGTGTATCGCCTTTGCCGCCATCTCTCATTTCATTAGCTCCTTTGGTGGGCGATCATCGCCTTCGGGGTATGTTGTTGCATATAAAGTTAGCATGCGGATGTTACACATTACATGGGCTAAGTGTGGTTGGCCTGACTCAGGGTCTATTTCTTCGCCACGTTGCCACGCAGACAAATGGCGCATTGCGCAAGCATAAGGCACAGACCAAGGCATTCCTTTAGCCCAGTTCCATGCGTTGTACTTCTTAGTTCCGTAGTCCCATACCTTTGCTTCTTCCTCTAAAGTCCACAGAGGTATTAAACTCATGTCAGGTTTGTTGCCGTTATACCTAGCACCAGACCCTTTCTCGGTACTGTTTACATCTCCTATACCTTTAGTGACTGTATCGTCACTGTGGTATACGTATTCTTCGTTTGGCATCATTCCTCCTTATTTGATTGAGCCATCTGCCTTCCTTGGGAAACTTCTATTAGCACTAGCGCTCTTAGCTCTAAGATTACTTCGTACTGTCTTACCACCTTTACTCAAAGGTTTGGTGTGGTCTACGTCTTTACCGTCGCCTTTACTTACTACACCTTCACGCTCAAGCATACGTCTAGCTTTATTGCGTTGGGCGCGTTTCTTTTTTACAACTTCTGTGCCGTCGTAGTTTGCATACTCGGCTTTGTAGTCTCTTTTATAAACCATTTTGTTCTCTCTTAATAACGTTTGCGGTGAAACTCACAGCTTTTTACAGGACACCACCCACATAGCGGGGTGCTATTTGGATTCCATATGTCATTGTCGTGGCTAGAGGCGAGCTTGGCAACCCGTTCTCTATACTTATTCCAATGGTAAGGGGCATCTTCTAACAGCATTTTATGCTTAACCGCGCTACCTTTAACTACAAATAGCAGGGCTGAGTTAACTTCAAATGAAGGGTTTTCAGTAGTCGCGCCGATAAAGGTAAACAAGCCAGACTCAACATGCGGCAATAAGGCATCTTGTTGGCTCTTATTAAAGCGATGAATCTCATCTACAAATAGGATGGTTTGTCTGCCGTACTGCGCCATATTCTGCTCGGCGCGTTCAATGGCCTCCCGAATTTCTTTAACGCCGGCTAAGACTGCAGACAGTGCAATAAATTCTCGATCAAACGCTTTAGCGGATAAACGGGCGAGAGTAGTTTTACCCACACCAGGAGGGCCCCACAAAATCATTGAGTGAGGCTTGCCTGAGGCAAAGGCTAGATTGAGTGGTTTACCACTTGCTAATAAATGCGTTTGTCCAATGACTTCTTCAATCGTTTTTGGGCGCAGTGCTTCCGCTAAAGGAGGAGGTGGCGTGCTATCAAAAAGACTGCTCATTGCATCAGGCTTGAATAAATAGGATGACTAAGGCTGCCCAAGAAAGACAGGCTGCGGCAATATAAGTTAAACGATTGCGCATCGCCATGAACGCCATACGAGCTGCTTCATCTGAAAAATAGTAGTTGTAAGTATTCTGATCGATATTACGTTGAATGATCAAGGTTGATGCCATGATCAATAAGCCAACCGGAATATAAATATGTAAGGCTACCCAAGCTACTAATGCAGGGATCACACCCCAAACCCAAGCGTTACGGTCTATCCAGCGGTCACCAGAAGGCGCCTTGCCCAGGGTATGCAAACTAGCGCCCCAATGTAATGCACCCAT